GTCGTTTTCTCCCCGATACGAACACGAACCGGGCCGAAAAATGACAACTCGAGCGAGGAAGCCCCGGAACCGGCCAGAACCGACCGACAATCAGTCTGCGGTCGCCCGCTACCTGGCGAACCTGTACCCCGACGGCATACCGGAAGAACATTGGCCCGTCGTGCAGACGGTGCGGGGTTTGGCGGAAGCCGTCGACAACCTGCCCGAACTACCAGCGTTATGGCGACAGTACCGCGAGGCCCTCAGCGACCTCGACGGGCTGCACGCATTCGAGGAGGACACGCTCGGTGAAATCATTACCCGTTTGTCAGCCCCGGCTGACGACACCCCGGACTAACCGTCCGACACGGGGACACGAAATCGCGCGGGTTGCCGACCTGCTCGGCACCCCGTTTATGCCGCACCAGCGGTGGATTGTCGACGTAGCTCTCGAACAGCTCGAGGACGGACGGCCCGCATACCGTGAAGTGCTCGTCACTATTCCGCGGCAGTCGGGGAAAAGCACGCTGATGCTTGCCGTGATGGTGTGGGCTGCGTTACAGGGCCGACGCAGACGCATCGCGTACACCGCTCAGACCGGGTCCGATGCGCGAAAGAAACTGTTAAACGATTTCGCGCCGATGCTCGAGGACTCCGACCTGGCGGGACTTGTCAGCCAGGTGTACCGGGCGAACGGTCACGAAGCGATCGTGTTCAGCAACGGCTCGAAAATTGAAGCCCTTCCGTCGACGCTGACGGCCGGACACGGCATGACGCTTGCCGGTGGGGGATTCATCGACGAAGCGTTCGCCGACACCGACGACCGACGCGAACAGGCGATGTTGCCCGCTATGGCGACCGCGCCAAACGCGCAACTGTGGATTGTGTCCACCGCAGGCACGGAGGGCAGCGCATATCTACAACGCAAAGTCGCGTTAGGTCGACAGCTAGTCGAAGCTAAAGACACGTCAGGCATGTGTTATTTCGAATGGTCCGCACCGTCCGACGCGGACCCGGACAACGAAGCCGTATGGCACGACTGCATGCCCGCGCTTGGACGCACCATTGGTATTGATGCGATCCGGCACGCCCGCAAAACGCAGACGGACGGCGAGTTCCGACGCGCCTGGTTGAACCAATGGACGAAAACCGATGAACGTGTCATACCTGAGCGGGCATGGGCGGAAATATTGAGTGACCGTGTATGGCCCTCGGAAGGGCTCGTATTCGGGGCTGATGTGACATTGGACCGGGCGCGCGCCTCAATCGTCGTCGCCGATAAAGAAGGTGTGCTCGAGGTGGTCGAGAATCGGGACGGCACCGACTGGTTGGCGGACCGGCTTAAAGCGTTGTGCGTCTCCCACGGTGGCCGTGTCGTCGTGGATCAGTACGGGCCAGCAGGAAACCTGGTCGACGAACTCCCCGACCTCGAAGTCGTCAAATACGGCACCCGTGACAGCGTCAGCGCAGCAAACATGTTTTACGACGCAGTCATGCAAAACAAAGGGATAGCGGTACGGCCCCACGAATCGTTGACCGCAGCCGTCGCGTCGGCACAAAAAAAGCCGGTCGGCTCCGGCTGGCTATGGGCACGAACCGACCCGGCAGCGGACCTGTCACCATTGCACGCAGCAACCGTGGCATGGCATTGTGCAAGGTTTCGACCTAAGCGAGTTCGTCGCCCGGTGGTATTCTGACAAGCATTATGGGCCTGTTCTCACGACGTAAGCCCGAAGTGCGCGCGTCCGAATTTCCGTTCGTGCTCCCGACGGCTAACTATCTGCAACCGCTGCAAGGCCCTCTGAACGTCAGCGCAGACACCGCGCTCGGCATTCCGGCCCTCTGGCGATGCGTCACACTCATTTCGGACAGCATCGCCAGCCTGCCGCTCGTCGCATACCGTCAAGGCGACCGGGTCAGCCCGCAACCGTCAATCCTCACGATGCCGGACCGCACCATGACCCGAATGGACATGGTCGCCAGCACCGTCCTGTCGCTACTGATCGACGGCAACGCCTACTGGCTGCTCGGCGACCGTGACGAGCTCGGCTACCCCCGGCAGGCAGTCCTGCTGGCCCCCGACGCAGTCAACATTCGCACCGCCAGCAACGGTGCCACCATCGCATACCAGGTCGCCGGACAGGTCTACCAGCCCGAAGACATTTTGCATATCCGCGGTTTAACGTTTCCCGGTTCCGTCAAAGGCCTGTCCGTCATTTCGCATCACCGCCGCACCCTCGGTTTGGGTATCGCCGGGGAGGACTGCGCGAGCGAGCTGTACAACGCCGGAGGGCTTCCCGTCGGTGTGCTTGAGGTCGACGCCGACATCACCCGCGAAGAGGCCGACGCACTCAAAGCCGGATGGATCGCCAACAACGGCGGCAGAAACCGGACACCGGCCGTACTCGCAAACGGCATCGCATACAAACCGCTGTCATTCTCCGCATCGGACCTCGAACTGATCGACTCCCGGCGTTATTCGGCACAGCAGATTTGCACCCTGTTCGGGGTGCCACCGCACATGGTCGGAGTCGCGATGGACGGCACCTCCATGACGTACAGCAACGTCACACAGGATTCGATTCAGTTCGTGCGGTACACGCTCCGCCCGTGGCTGTCCCGAATCGAACAATCCCTGTCAATGCTGCTTCCCCGCGGCCAAAACGCCCGGTTCATTCTCGACGACATGTTGCGGGCCGACACCGCGAGCCGTTACGCCGCATATGAGGTTGGCATCCGGGCAGGGTTCCTGTCCGCCGCTGAGGTCCGCGGCTTCGAGGATTTGACAGACACGACACCGCCGGAGGTCGTCTAATGTCCGAAATGATTACACGCACCGTCGAGTTCGCCGGATTTGAACTCCGAAACGACGACGACGGGCACCACCTGGTCGGCATAGTCGCACCATTCGGAGCGATATACGACGCAGGCGCATATTTGGAACGGTTCGCGCCGACAGCGTTCGATAAGACACTCGCGGAACGTGGCACCCGCATTCCGCTCCTCGAGCAACACGCAACCGACCGTATGCCCATCGGACGTGCCGTGTCATGGGAAAAGACGAATGACGGACTCATCGCCGATTTCCTATTGGCCAACACTCACCGCGGCGAGGAAGCACGCGTCCTCGCACAAGACGGGTTCGTGTCCGGGTTCAGCGTCGGATTCATTCCGGTGCGCACAACCTCAAGCGAACTGAACGGGCGACCGTTGCGCACCCGGACCGAAGCGAAACTCGACCACGTCGGATTCGTCCGCAACCCGGCCTACTCCGACGCGCAACTCATCAGCGTCCGTTCATTCGACCCTGACGACCCGCAACAGGTCCCCCGCCTCGCCAAATACCGACACCTCATGACACAACTAAAGGACAACTGACATGGCTAACTACGGCGCAGTCACCATCACCGACGAAGCAACAAAGATTCTTGACGCAAACGACGCGTACCGTCCCGTGTTTTTGCAAGTCATCGGAAACACGACCGTGTACATCGGCGACACGTCCGCCGTGACCGACGCAACCGGCTTCCCGATCGTTAAGCACACGAACGCAATCACCGGCCAGTTGGCACCCGGTCAAGAGCTTTGGGGCATCTGCGCGACCGGCGCGTCAGAAGAAGTGCGTTTTTTCACGCACGTCGACTGACACACAGTTTGCTATCCTGACAGCGACCGCCGATAGAGCACGCCGCGCCAGAAAGCGCACCTGACTGTCACCGTCGTAACCAATCCACTTACCACAGGAGTTACGAACCGTGAAGTTGCTTGACCAGTTGGTCCAGGAGCGTCAGGAGATCGCCACCGCCGTCGAGGTCGTCCTCGACCGTGCGGCCGACGAGACCCGCGACCTCACCGAAGCTGAGGACAAGAACCTCAGCGACCTCACCGCCCGCGCTAAGGCCCTCGATGCCCGCATCGCCGACCTGCGCGAAATCCAGATCAGCCACCTCGAGGCCGCGAAGCTGCGCGCTGAGGTTGCTTCCACCCCCACCGCCCCGCAGGAGCAGCCCGCCGTGAACCGCGTCGATGTCAAGAGCGAGCCGCTCACCTACGAGCCGAACGCCCCGCAGTCGTTCTTCCGTGACTCGTACGCTGCTGAGTTCCTCGGCGACGTGCAGGCGCAGGAGCGCCTGAACCGGCACATGGCCGAAATGCGCGTCGAGCTGCGCGATTCCGGGTCCGCGAATTTCGCCGGCCTCGTCGTCCCGCAGTATTTGACGGGCTTGGCCGCACCGTTCCTCCGGGCCGGTCGTAACACGCTCGACGTGTGCAACCAGCTGCCGCTCCCCGGAGACGGGCTCACGGTCAACATTTCGCGCATCACGACCGGTTCCTCGGTCGCTGCGCAGGACGGCGACAACGGTGCCGTGACTGAGGCGTCCCCGGACGACACGCTGCTCACCGTCAACGTGCGCACTTACGCTGGCATGGTCGACGTGTCCCGTCAGGCCCTCGAGCGGGGCACCGGCGTCGACGGGCTCCTGGCCGCTGACCTGGTGTCCGCCTACAACTCGAAGGTGAACGCCGATGTCATCAATGGCGCAGGCACGAACGGCACGCACCTGGGCATCCTCCAGACGGCGAACATCGGTGACGTTGACAAGGACGACGGCAGCCCGACCGCCTACGAGACGTTCCAGCAGATCATCAAGGCCATCGGCACCGTGACTGCTGCCCGGTTCGTTCAGCCGGACATCATCATCATGCACCCGCGCCGTTGGGCTTACCTGACCGCCGGACTCGACTCGACGAACCGGCCGCTGGCGGGCATCACCCCCGCCACGTCGCAGAACATCATCGCGCTCGGCAACCCCGGTGCGTACGGTGTCGCTGCGGGCGAGATCGCCGGTATCCCGGTCGTCGTCGACGCCGGTATCCCGACGAACCTCGGTGCTGGCACCGATGAGGACAACATCATCGTGGCGAACCGTGCCGACCTCGTGCTCATGGAGCAGGCCGCGAGCCCGCTCATGCTGCGCTACGAGTCGGTCGGCTCGGGCACCCTCACCACCCGCATGGTGGTTTACGGATACAGCGCGTTCACCGCTGGCCGTTACCCCGGCGGTATCTGCAAGGTTCAGGGAACGCTGCTGAACGCGACCCTGTGACAGTTCGGCCCGGTCCGCTAGTACCCTCCGCTGGCGGACCGGGCCACCTCTAAGGGAGTCGCAATGGACAAGTACACGCAGAACCTGATTAAGGCCGGTGCGTCCCCGCACCTCATCGCGAAACTGTCAACGCTTCCCCCAACCCCGGTTGCACCCCCTCCCCCGGTGCTCGAGCCGGAACAGGAATTGACGCACGGCAATGCTGACGATCCTGTTCCGGCTCCCCGGCGGGGAAAGCCCCGTAAAGCCCGCTGATGGCCTACACAACCGTTTCACTCGTCAAAGCCTCGCTAGGTATCCCCGTCGCTGTCACAAGCGAAGACGCAGCCATCACGGCCGCTATCGCAGCTGCGCAGGCTCTGATCGACAACTACACGGGCCGCACGTTTGAGGCGTCCACGACAACGGTCCGCACATACATTCCGCGCACCGCGTCAATCCTCGACGTGGACGACATCGCAACAACCGTCGGTCTGATTATCAAAGTCGATAACGACCAGGACGGTTCGTTCGAAACCACGCTGGCCGTCACCACCGACTATGTGCTCGTCGGAAACGACACCCCCTACCGGCGCGTAACGAACGTCAACGCCGGATGGCCGCTGTCCTTGTACGGTCGCCCGACGGTGCAGGTGACCGCCAAATTCGCGTTCAGCGAAACCGCGCCCGACAACATTAAGCAGGCTGCATTGTTGCTCGCATGCCGGTTGTATCAGCGCAAAGCGTCCCCGCTCGGCTTTCAGGCCGGAGCAATCGCAGAGTTCGGCCCGGTCCGTATCTCGAGGACCGACCCTGACGTGGCAGCACTCTTGCAGGGCACGAAACTGTTTGGTGTCGCCTAATGGCCGACTACGGCACGATTAAAACCGCGTTGGCGACACAACTGAACACGTCGACCGCGGTTGACATCGTGTACGACAACCCGCCCGATGTCGTCATTACGCCGTCGGCCATCATTGTTCCTGACAGCCTCGCCGTCGAGTACGGCGACGCGATGCAGCGCGGCCTTATCCGCATGAATTTCAACGTCATGTTCATGGTGCAACGCTTCGACTACGACTCGAACATTTCGCGGCTTGACCCGTTGATCTATGGCACGCACAGCGTCGACGAGCTGCTGTCCGCGGACCCGACGCTCGGCGGCACAGTCTCATTCGCCCGCGCTGTCCGTTGCGTTAGCATTGGCCGCGTCGCATACGGCGACGACGTGTACCTGGGCGCAGAGTTCGAAATCGAAGTGATGGTGGAACCATGACATACGAAGTGACGAGCAACAAACTGTCCGGGTTCGCTTTGGGCGAATTCGTCACGGCGGAAGACCTTGAGGGTTGTAACATGGAAGCGTTGCAGGCCGCAGGTCACATCCGGCCGGTGACAGCAGTCGAAACAATCGAAACCGACACCGAAGAGGACTGAACCACAATGGCGAAGTTTGTGTACAACGACGTTCACGTCACGATTAACAGCGTGGACCTCAGTTCACATGTCCAGTCAGTCACGCTCGACGTGTCGGTGACCGAAGCCGACGTGACCAGCATGAGCGACGACTGGGACATGGTCATCGCGGGCCGTAAGCGCGTGTCCGGCAGTATCACGTTCTTCCAGGACTTCGCCGCGACTGAGGTCGACGCGACCGTGTGGCCGCTGGTCGGCACGACCACGAACCTCATTATTCGACCGACCGCTGCCGTCGTCGGCTCGACGAACCCGGACTATGACGTGACCGGCGCGCTCATCACCGGCTACAGCCCTGTTGCTGGCACCTACGGTGACGCTGCCATGACCACCGTCACGTTCACGGGTGGCACGCTGGCCCCGGCCACGACCTGACAACCGTTCACAACTGAGGAGGGCACGACGTGAGCATGGTTCCGTACAACGTCGAAGTAACCGTGAAAGACGGCGAACCGCAGGAATATTCAATCGGTGTCGGCGCGCTGATCGACTGGGAGGACGCGCATCCGAACATGACGTTTCGGGAATGGTCCCTGAAGCAAACGTTTAAAGGGCTTGCCTATCTCGCGTACTTCGCTGCGAAGCACAGCGGTGTCACGCTCAAGCCGTTCAAGGAATGGTCGTTGACCGTGACGGAGGTCCGGCTCGTCCCAAAAGACGACGAGTAGAGGACCGGCCTCGAGTCCAGACATATTGGGCGCGCGAGGTCGCAGCAATGTCAATTCGTACGGGGATCGCACCTAACGAATTGATCGCAACGCCTACACTTGTGCTGCAAGAGATGCGAGCGATGCTGCTACAGGCGCAGAAAGAGTGACCCCGGATGGCGAACGCAGAAACGGTTGCAGCAGTCCAGGCGGTCCGTGCTCGCGGTAACGGTGTCGGCTTTGAGGTGCAAGGCATCAATAAGCTGCGTCAGGCGTTGCTGAAACTCGAAGAGGGAGCACGCGAGGATTTCAAACAGGCCGGTTTTCAGGCCGCAACCATCGTCGTTGATGAAGCGAAACGGCTTGTGCCTTACCGGACTGGTGCGCTCGCTGAATCGATCCGCGCAGGGAAAGTCGTTTCGGGCGCGAAAGTGTACGCAGGCAAAGCTCGAGTGCCGTACGCCGGGCCGATCCATTTCGGTTGGGCTAACCGCAACATCGCCCCGAACCCGTTCCTGTACGAAGCCGCCGACCGGCGCGTTTCCGAAGTGATGGACGCATACCTGGCACAGGTTTACGAAATTTGGAACAGGAACGTTTGAGATGGCAGGCAAGAAAGCGTCCATCAGCATCAACCTCATTGCTGACGCGACGAAAGCGAAAGCCGGGTTACAGCAGGCCGAACAGGCCGCAGGCAGTCTCGACAAGCAGTTTCAAGCCGTTGCTAAAACTGCAATAAACGCGTTCGCTACGCAGCAAATAGTGAATTTCGGGAAGGACGCGGTGAACGCTGCGTCCGACCTGGCTGAATCAGCGAACGCTGTCGCTGTCACATTCGGTGAAGCAGCGTCCGGCATTGAGGAGCTCGGCAAAAAAGCGTCCACCGCTGTCGGTTTGTCGGCAAAGGACTTCAACGCTTTTGCGGTGCAGTTCGCCGGGTTCACTCAGCAGCTGACGACCGCTGACCGTGACATTGTCGACGTGACCGACGAACTCACGGTGCGTATCGCGGATTTTGCGTCCGTAATGAACCTCGACGTGCCGGATGCCGCTTCGAAATTCCGTCAGGCCCTGTCGGGCGAAACGGAAGGTATGAAGCAGTTCGGGATCGACGTATCCGCCGCGGCCGTCGAAACGTACGCGTTGGCGAATGGCATTGCTGATTCTGCCGCATCAATGACTGAGGCGGAGAAAGTGCAGGCCCGTTACGGGCTGCTCATGGAATCTACCGCGAAAATGTCGGGTGATTTCGCGAACACCTCGGACGGCCTCGCAAACCAGCAACGCATTCTCGCTGCCGAAATGGAAAACGTGAAAGCGACCGTAGGGGCCGCGATGGTCCCGGCATTGCAAGCCGTCATGGGCGCAGTCGGTCCGGTCCTCGAGGCGTTCACGTCGCTTCCTGAGGGCATACAGCAGGCTGTCGTGCTCGCCGGCGCTGGTGCTGTCGGCTTTAAGTCATTCTCGAACACGCTGCAAGGTTTCGGGCTGTCCGCAAAGAACGCAAACAAATTCGTCGGGGGCCTGACCGTCGGCCTCGGCGCAGCCATGCTCGCGTTCAACGAATACTCGACCGCTAAAAGCGAAATGGCCGCAGCGTCGGACCGGGTCCGTAAAGCGTTGGACGCAGAAACACTTGCGGTGCAGGACAACACCCAGCAGTTAATCCGGCAGGAACTGATCGCGGGCGAGGTCGGCGACGCGCTCGAAACGCTCGGACTTTCCGCCGACGATTTCGCTAACGCAATCATGGGCGACACGCAGGCCCGACGTGATTTCATCGTCAGTCTTGACAACGCGAAAGAATCCGTGACGGGCTTGGGTGACGGGTTCCGCAGCCTGTTCACCGATCAGATGACTGGGGTTGACGCTGCGCGCATTGTGCAACGCGAGTTTTCCGGCATGGCAAACGGATTCGACGCTGCTGCTCGAGAGTCCGACCGGCTCGCCGAAGAGCAGGAACGGCTCGCCCGCACCTCGACGTACACGGCGGAAGCCGCAGACGAGCTGCGTCTCATCACCGAAAAAGCAGCGCACGCAGCGGAGTTCTATGCGACGGAAATTGAAAACGGCCGAAAACTGACGGCGGAGTTCGGTTGGAACGTAAAGCAGGCGCGCTACGAACTCGACGCGTTCTATGGTCGATTGTCGGCCGAAGAGGAACTCGCGAAATTTCATGCGGACATGGACGCAA